AAGAATAGATCCATCAAATGCCCCAAATTCTCTTGAAACATCAATCGCTGCAGCACCCCATCCAAGAAAAGGAATAGCACTTAAAAGTGATAATAAACCTCCCACATTATCTCCTTGACTAAACCTATAAGCAGAAGCACCCAAATCCCAAAATTCCCCTATTCCAGGAATAGCACCGAATGCCTTACCACCAACACCAATTTTAGATCCAATTTTTTGCCCTACTCTCCCAAGTCTAGTTGATCTGGATGCAGATCTCAAGACATCTCCAGTAATTTTAGGGCCTTTCCTAATACCTACTCTGGCAGCAGCTTTACTAATACCACCTCCAATATTAGGTGAAGAAGAAATAAGTCTTCTTATAACATTTGATGTTGTACGTGTAACTTGTGGAACACCAGGTGCTCTACCCAGAGAAGCAGTAAAAGGAAGTGCTTTATTACCCATTCTAAAGATTGATGAACCTCCTCTAGAACCAACTTGCACTAATCCTCTTGATGTGAGTTGTCCTACTATAGGAGATATTCCTTTAGATAATGGTCTACCTTTAGTTATCGTAGATCTTGCAATAGAAGAGGCACTATCGTGCCCTTGGGTTATCATACGAGAAATATTTCTAACGGCAGCTTGACCACCACCTCTAGTAACTCCACGTAAACCTCTTATTCCAAATATAGAACGAACAACTCTATAAGCAAAAGCTAATTTTCTTGCTACATTAACTAAAAGTCCTCCAACAACTACACCTGTAATAAGTTGCCAATTATTTGCTACAACATCAAAAAATTTACCAACTTTCTCTGTATTTTTAGATAACCAATTAATTGCTTTATTAGCTAAAAATCCTGCACCTATCCATCCAAAGAATCCTAATAATCTACCAAAAATGCCTTTAATAGGTGAAACAACCTTATCAAAAGTTTTACCTATAGTGGATTGTATATTCTTAGACTCCGTTTTATCTTCTGCATCTATTCTTCTTTTTTTATCAGAAGTTTTTCTTATCTTCTTTATTTCTTCCGTTTCTTTTGTAATTCTGTTGGCAAAATCTATTGCCAATTGATTCTGTATTTCTACAAGAATCCTATTAGTCTCCAATAAAGTTTCATCAATAGAAGTACTCTTAGTAGGAGATTCTCCCAAATTACCACTTACTATTCTTCTTTTTGAAAATAAAGAAGAAATCATCCTCAAAGGTCTAAAAGACCCTACTCCACCATTAAGTTTCCCAATAGGACTTTTAATATTGGTTACATTTATTTTTGGTTTCTGTAATGTTTGAAGATTAATAAGTGCCACTCTGTTGTTTTTGTTTTAAGTTTTCTTCTTCAATATATTGCTGGAGAAGTGAAACATATATTTCTCTTTCCCATGGAATCATATTTTCAAGCTCTGTTAAGCTGTATTTATGGTGCTGCATGAGAGCAAAATTTGTCCGATAGTAATTCTCTAGACTCTCGTGAGCTAGAGCTAACTGAAAAAAGATGCTAGACCCTCTATCGTCACCTCACTTTCAACTTTTGTCTCTGGATTCTTTACCTTAATAGTATGTGCAAGTTTTGGCATAGTGTCAAAGAATTCTTCAACCTCCTTAAATTGTTTTGAATTCATTTGCTCAACAAAGTCTTTCAATTCTTTCTTACTATAATCAGAAGCATCCCATGCCTCATCTGCAGTATATACTTGCTTAATACAAGACATGATAACATCAAGAGATTGTTCGACCCCACTATGTCTAGATGCTATATCAAAATTAGATTCAACAAATTGTGTCAAAGATGGATAATTCATTTGAACAGAAAGATTATCATCTAATTTAATAATATTAGTATGATTCGCATCCTTTTGAATTTTAATAGAATCAATATCAATTTCTACTTGAACCTGAGTTTCTCCATCATCAGGACAAGTAACATTAACTTCTACAGTTTCACCAACAGATTTTGCACGAACATTTAAAAACAAATATTCAATATCAAACGTTGCTAATTTATCAACTTTTATACCTCTAGTAAGAATACAATCATTAATAACATTTGTAATCGCTGTAGTAATTTGTTTACTATCTTCCGATTCTAATGCCATGATTAAAATCTTTTCTTCTTTCACTAAAAAAGGTCTATATTTAACCTTCTTTCCAGTAGAAGGTACTACCAACTCATATGTTGGTGTAGAAATTTTTGGTAAAGGCATAATTCTTGATACACTTCAGTGCTTTTATTTAGCACCATTATACAACAATATATCGATCATATGCAAATTGAATATTAACTTTCAAAAGATCAGCAGTACCATATTGTACAGGCATAGAAGTCATACCTTTAGGAAAAGCATTTATAAACTTATAACTAATCTCCGAAGGTACAGTTACTGTACTAATACCAACACTTCTCTCAAATTTTGTAATCATCAAATTATCTGATTTATAACCTACTTTACCATCTTGACCCATGGGATAGTTAAATCTTCGATAATAATTATGATTATCTCCTCTACCTACTGGTTTAAAATTATCATCTCCTGCAACATAATCCATCCAACCTTCAAAGAATTTTAATGTATTATAATTATTATCAACATAGAATGTAAAATCACTATCAATATATAATCTACTATGAGCAAACTGTTGATTTATACCTTGATAATTATCTTTGACTTCAGCAGTTGCAAATGAACTAGTCGGAAGTGTTGCATCCGAACACATTATTCCAATCTCTTTACCAGTCGAATATTGTTGAGGGAGACCATAAAATTCTCTTAAATAAAGTTCTAAATCTGCTGTTATACCAGAGATATTAACTTGATACTGATTATTTAATGAAACTTTACTAATATCCATTCTAGTAAGAGTTCCTGTCTTATACCTTGAGATAACTCCTGCCACTCTAAATACCTTATATTAATATTATTAAGTATTTAGATGTCTTATAAAGGAAGATATCAACCGAATAACCCATTAAAGTATAAAGGTAACTTTAGGAACATCATTTATCGTTCTCTATGGGAACTTAAGTTCATGAAATATTGTGATAAAAATGCAAACGTATTAGAATGGGCAAGTGAGGAAATAGTAATACCTTATAGATCTCCTGTTGATGGAAAACCTCATAGATACTTTCCAGATTTCTACATGAAAGTAAAAGAAAATACTGGTTTAATAAAAAAATATGTTATTGAAGTAAAACCATTAAAACAATGTTCTCCTCCTAAAAAACCAAAAAGACAAACTAAAGGATATATTCGTGAAGTATATGAATATGCAAAGAACCAAACAAAATGGAAAGAAGCAAGAGAATGGTGTGCTGATAGACAATGGGAATTTAAAGTGTTGACAGAAAAAGAATTAGGTATCAAATGACTTATAGTTACCCTACCGACGACAAAGATAATAGAATTAGAGGAGTACTTGATAATATGACAGGAGCAGAAAACCCTGATGACTTAATGATGGATCTTTTAGAAATTATAGGTAGTAGAGTTACTCCCGTTCCAGATATAGGAAAATTCTATACCTTCGTTTATTCACCCAAAACTCCTAATATTCAATATGATGCACATCCTCTAGTTGCGGTGACTGATATATTCAGATGGGGTTTTCGTGGTATGAACTTTCATTGGGGTGAAATACGACAATATACATGGAATGAAATAGTAGGACAACTATATGAAATCTTTCCAGAGGAACTTTCTGATGCTCAAGAAATTCCTTTTGGAAAAATTAGTCTAAATAGTTAAAATAATATTGGTCGATAATGGGAGCAGCAGAAAGACTCAACGCAAAAGAAAGAGCATGGCGTAATGAACTTGGTTTTGACCTTGATACGGGTGCAAATCAAGACGACGTTAATAGATTAAAGAAAGCAGTAAGGGCAGTAAGGGCACGAAAAGGTCTTGATGGTCTTGATGAGCTTGATCCTGATGATCCTAACAACCCAAATAGAGAAGGTGGAGAATTTGTAATAGAACCCCAGACAAGTGAAATTACAAAAAAAGAAGACGATACACCAAAGCAATTAGCACAATCAAAATTTGAAGATCTAAGATATCCATATGAGAGTATAAATGGAACTCAGGATTTTATAACATTCACAATTGTTGAATATAAAAGGAAGGCATCTGGTCGCTTAGTAGGAGGTCCAGCTCTCAATGCAGATCGATTAGGAAATATTATCCTCCCCATACCATCTCAACTTACAGATGCAAATTCAGTAGATTATGGGCAAGGAAGTTTAAATTTTGTACAAGAAACAGCACTTAATGCTGGAAGTAGTTTAATAGCAGGTAATGTTGATAGGTTTAAAGCTTCTATTAATCGTGGAATAAATCAAGTAGGAAATGCTCAAAATAGTGAACAATTAGTATCTAATTGGTTTGCAATGAAAGCTGTAAATGCTTTAGGACTAGGAGGTGCGGTGAATTTTAATCAACTAACTGCAAGATCTAGTGGAGCAGTAATAAACCCAAATATGGAGTTATTATTCAACGGACCTACTCTAAGAAATTTTAGTTTTCAATTCAAATTCACACCTAGATTCCAAAAAGAATCACAAGTAGTTAAATCAATCATACGAACATTTAAGAAAAATATGGCTCCTAGAAAAGGTAAAGGAACTGCCATGTTAAAAACACCTAATGTTTTTCAAATCAAATATGTAGGAGCTGCAGAGCAATATTTAAATAGAATAAAATTATGTGCTCTTAGAAATATATCAACAAACTATACAGCTGATGGAAATTTTACTACATATGCAGATGGTGCTCCAATTTCATCAACAATAACACTTGCATTTACTGAACTTGTACCAATATATAATGAAGATTACGATTCATCCGTAGGAGGAGTAGGATACTAAAATGGCATACTTCAGAGAAATACCAGACGTAGCATATCAAAATTTTCTATCTAATAGTCCTTCTTCTCAAAGTTATTTGAGAGTTAAAAATCTCTTTAGAAGAAATAAACTTCGTGATGACTTACAAAATATCTTTACAGTCTTTGATAAGTATGAAATAATGGAAGGTGCTAGACCTGATACCATTGCTGAAGAGTTATATGGCAGTTCAGAATTAGATTGGGTTGTCCTTATAACTGCAGGAATTATAAATGTTAGAAATGAATGGCCTTTATCAAATAACGATTTATATTATTATGCTCTAGACAAATATGGTACAGATTTGAATTCAGTACGTTATTATGAAACAACAGAAGTAAAAGATTCTGAAGATAGACTTATACTTCCTGCTGGTAAAGTTGTAGATAAAACTTTTACAATACCAAAACCAGATACATCTAATGAAGAAACAGCAACTCTCAATCCAGTCAAAAGTATTAGTAACTGGGAATATGAAACTATAAAGAATAATAAAAAACGATCAATTTACATTCTTAAAAGAAGATATTTACGTCAGTTCTTAAATGATATGAGACAGATTATGACATATAAGAAATCATCAGAACGTATCACACCATCTTTAATTAAAACAGAGAATACTAGAGTTTCTATGCCATCATAAAAAAAGGGGGTCGAAGACCCCCTTTTTTAATATTATTCTTCTGCTAGTTTAGAGAAGTAAGATAATGTATCATCCTCATCTATACTAGATGAAGAGGTGGGTGCTGATGCAGCAACTAATTCTTCTACTGAACCACGACCTTCACTTTCATCTTCTAAGTCTTCATTAAATTGAGGACGTGAAGATGTCTTGTTACCAAGAACATAACCAAGACGCTTCTTCAAATCTTCATAAGACTTGAACTGATCGGCAGCAACAAACTCCTGAAGAGAATTTTCTTTCTTCCAAAGTCCTTCTAATGCATCATCGTCATCTAATAGAGGACTTTGAGCAGCAAACTCAAATGGATCAATTGCTTCCTCATCCTCAAACTCAGGTTGCATTGCTGCAGTAAGTTTGTCAAAGATTTTCTTACCAAATTTGTATAAGAATACCTTACCTTCATTCTCAGGATTTGCTGGATCCTTCACAACATAGATATTGGCAATGTAAGTTAATTTACGCTTCTGCTTACGTGCGGTCTCTTTACCAGCATCTGTTCCATTATTCCAGAGTTGTGTATTAAACTCAGAAACAGGATCCTTTTGACCAAGAGTAGTCAAAGAATTCTCTATGTACCAACCACCAGGTCCTTGAAAGGCATGGGAGTACAGTTTTACAAATGGTAGATCCTCACCATCGGGAGCAGGAAGAAAACGTATAACGGCATATCCATTACCGCTTTTGTCTACGTCTAATTTCCATAAACGGTCATCACCTGATGTTCCGTTATTATTCATTTTTTCAACTTCCTTTACCAGTTTAGCGGTAAGAGAGCCAAGTTTAGATTGCTTTTTAAGATTAGCAAACGACATTTAGTTACCTCGGATTAAGTTAGATTTAATTGGATTTACTTAGATATTATAGCAAAGAATAAGTTATTGGTCAACATTCTGTTTTAAAGACTCAATAGTTTTACGCATACCTTCAAATAATATACTCATATCAGTACCTTCTGGGAAACCCAACATGGTAACTGATTGTTGTAATTTTTCTTTCATTTCAATAGCTTGAGGGTCATTTGAAAGAGAAAGCCTCATATACATGACCTTTTGTTTTTCTAATAACTCAGTCAATTGATCAATATGTTCCATCTTATCATCAAGATCTAAATCGGCAAATGACATCATATTACCATAAATCTCTTTTTGCATTTGATTAATTTCGTTCAATTCATCTTGAACGATATTGGATTCAAAAAACTCACTCATTGATCATTTCCCTCAAAACTTTTTTATAATGGAACATATTAATATTTAGGAAAGGTATATACTTTTTTACCTTAAGACTTACGGTTTCCCATACAGGGTCTTTTAACTTTTTATCAAAATTTTCTCCGAAAGAAAAGACTTTTTCCAGTATCGTAAGCGTTTCGAGCGAGATCTCTCCACCCAGATATTTTTTTAGCAAAGGGGGATGGCCCTTCGAGCAATCGAATACTTGCTCCAAGTCGTTTTCTGATATCAATCTCTCGACTTGTTCTTTGAACAAGTAGGTTAAACTCTGTTTGCGTCTCCTCCATTCGGTGTAATTTCTTTCTCCCGAATTGATTATCTCTCCTATCCATAGGTTTTGGGGGTTATCAGTAGTTACAAAATTTGCTAAAAGAAAGTTTAGCACTTCTTCATCAGAATACTTTCTGGATGTTTTCTCAAACCAATACTTATCCTTTCTTTTATTAAAGGATGCCATAGTGGCTCGTGACTTACCACCATACTTAAAAAAGTCATACTTAGGATTAGTAAAATGACTTTTCATAGAAAGATATG